GACTTGGAATATATAAAACATTACCAGAATTTTTTACTGCTGGAGCCACATTATATCCTTGAGAACTTGGAGAATCGTCTCCTGGTGCAGAGGCAAATCTTGCAAGTAAAAGACCATCTGCAAGAGGTTGTGTTAATCCATTACCATCAACATCAAAATAAGAACTAACTATACCACATCTTGCGTAGCATGTTGCATTTGTTGTTCTAATTGCATTTTGTGGAAATGTAATTCCAGTTGTAATATTTGGTTGTCCAAAAAGATAAGATATAATCATAAATCCATCATTATAACTTACCACCCCATCCCCATCAATATCAAATTGGTTATAATTATCCCAAATATAATCATAAACTTGTTGGGTATTTCTAGTTGCTGTAGGGGAAATTGCACCAGCAGTCCAAGCTATTCCAACTGCAGTATTTAAAGTTGCAACTCTAGTTGGGAGTGTATAACTAAATTGTGAGGAGATGCCAACACCAGATACATTATTCCCAGTAAGTGATAGTGGATTAACCAATAATTTGTTATATGTTTGGTTGTAGTTTATTCTAACTGCAGTAGAAGTGCCAATACCAACAGAGAGATTTGGTTTTACTGAAAGATTAATTGTATCACCAGAAGTGAGTTCATGTGATGTAGAAACTGAAACCTGAGTTACAATTTTTTCAACATCACCTTTTACTTGGGTGAAGTTTGACTGTAATGAATACTGATAATCATTAGAACCATTGTTTATAAAGAATAAACCACTTGTTGTTGTAGTTAATCCAATCTGAGTGACAATTCCAATATGATCTACAGACTTTTTAATAATATAAACAGTTTGACTATTTCCACTTGAAGGTAGATTAAATGCCGTGCTTCCTGATGTATTTGCGACAGAAATTGCGGATGCACTTGAAGGTTTTGTAAAAATTACTTCTTGATTTGTTTTGAAAGGATGATTTGGTAGATAAATTGATTGAGTTGGAATTGAAATGACATTATTAGTTTGAATGCCAATGTTATTGGTAACTGCAATTCCAATACCAGAGGTTGTGCCAACACCAACAGATTGAGTTGGATTAAAATATATTAAATCATTGACTTCAGACTCAAAATAATCTAATGATTTTCCAATTGTAAATGTATCTGGAATAAAACTAATTGTCGTTGTTGCAGTATGAGAAATTCCAGTATTTCCACGAATAACTCTTATAATTCCATTATATACATTAAGTACTTTTAAAGTCTCTGTTCCAATACCAATTGAACTTCCAATTGAAATACTTTCTGGTATATTTGATACATATATATCAGTTACAATTCCAGAAGAAGGTAAATCCGAAGTTAATATACTGAAATATGAAGTAACATTAATCTGATTTGTTTCATTTAATTGAGATAGAGATGTTGTAAATCCTGAAGTGGTTACAAAGTCTAAGTTTTTTAAATCATGTTTTGGTTCTACTTTAACTTCAATTTCATTTCCATTTTTCCATGTAAATATTGCGTTATCATAAAATTCATTAGAAGTTTCAATTTTTATAATTTCTTTTCCATTAACTTCAGAAACAATTGCATTTAATCCACTACCATTTGTTTGCGATTCATCGAATTCAAGAGTATCTCCAACTTTGTAATTGTCTCCAGAGTTTATGATTTCAAGGTCATCTATAGATCCAGAAAAAACCGACTCGACAGATGACACATAATTATCTGAATTACTTACAAAGTTATTTGCTATGTAATTTGAATCTGAAATATAAGGATAGACATTTCTAGTAAGATTGGAATTGTTAAAATTAAATGATTGATTTAAAGTTTTATTGTCGGTAATAAATCTGGATCTATATTCATTTCCTATGAAATATGGAAATTGACCAACAACATTTGAATTACTATCAGTTGTTATTGTAGAAAAATAGGCATAGACTCCATTTGGAAATTCTGGTGTAATGCAGTATCTACCGTTATAATAATCTAAATCTCCAGAATTCGTAAATTTATAATCATTTACAAAAAAACCACTTACAAATCCTGATGGTCTGTTCTCAATATTTTCAGTATTTAATGTGTAACCAGGTGTTAACGCCTTTAAATCTGAGTTTATATTATCTGGATCCGAATATCCATATGCACCATAAATTGGATTTCCATCATAAGCCCAACCTATAATTGGAGAGTGTTTGGATCCATCATCATTAAAAGCATTTTGAACTAATTTAGAATATCCACAAATTCTATATTGTAAATTATTATAAGATTGACTAATTATTTCGTTTGCGAATTTAGTTGAATCGTTTTTATCATTATAAAGAATATTGTTATTAACCACCAATGATCTTACCTGGGGGTCAAAAATTGCATTTTTTCCCGTTGGATTCACTTTAAGTATTGTATCATCAGATGAATATCCTGAACCACCATTCTCAATGATAACTTCTGTTATCTTTTGATTTTGAATTACGGGTCTGAGTATGGCACCTTTACCTGAACCAATGACTTCAATATCTGGCATTGAGTAATATTCAGTTCCACTATACTGGACAGAAACTTTTGTAATTTTCCCATCAATAATGATGGGAAACAATTGAGCATTTTTTCCAGTTTTGACTTGAATTGTTGGTTTTTTGTGTAAATTTAAAATTGTTGATCCATAATCTGATCCGTATTCATATACATTAACCGCACTAATCTCACCTCTAATCACAGGAACAGCATTTATTGTACCTTTGAATTGAGTACTACCAAGTCCTACTGCACAATACTCTACACTCAAATTTATTTGAGGGTAATTAAAGATTTGATATCCAGATCCAGTTGAACTGAATGAGACATATTTACCTCTTTCATAATTTGATCTTATAGTTGCACCTATTCCTGCATCGGAAAGTCTAAATTGATTTGAATTTAATTTGATAACATAGTATTGATTGGTTGAAGATAATCCTGAAACTGATGTTGTTTGATATGTATATGTAATAATTTCACCAGATTCAAGTCCATGATTTTTAAATGTAATTGTATCATTAATTGTAGATATTCCTACTGGAGATACTTTAATTTCTTTACTTGTATAATTTTCCCCACCATTTAATACTTCAATCCCAGTTAATGTGTTTTTAGGATCTGTTGCAAATTTTTGAATTCCAGAAGTGCCAATTGTCGTAAAACCTACGGTATTAATCCCAGAATTGCAATCTGAAAGAGAATTATAAAGTTGAATTGTCTTGTCATTGATAAAACCTACATAATAAATGCTATCTTTTTTAAGAGTATTTCCTGTATTGAGATTGCTTCCTTTATATGTGCCAATTCCTAATAGAGGATTATTATCAGGGCGATATACTATAGTTTCACCTCTAATTAATCCGTGTGGCACATTAAAGGATATAGTTTCATTAGTTACATCAATTCCACCCCCAAATTCAATTTGTCTTGCATCAAATTGAATTTCTCTTCTTCTTTTTTGAATTACAGGTTTAAATGATGCACCTTTACCATTACCACCTGTGAGCGCAATCGATACGATTACATCAATATCAAATTCTTGTGGATCTACATAAACTTTTTTAACTGATCCCTTTACAACAGGTTGAATTTTTGCATTACCAGTAGATGGGACAAGAGAAGGTGGATTAATTACATCATAGTCACTTCCTCCATTAAGAACATTAATTTTTTCAAGTGGACCATAATAGATCTTATCTTCTGATTTATAATTTAATATTTCAACTCCATTGATTAGTATTCCAGTAGAACCACTCAGAGTCTCTTCTGATTCATCATTTCCAATATTAACAGATAGAGGAAACTTCCGAAGAATTTTTTGAGGTGATAATACTTTTTCTTTTTGTGATCTGAGTGTAAATGTATGAATTCCTTCAGATAAAGAACCAAATTTAATATAATCGGATGATTCAATTACGGATCTTGAATAATATAATTTAATTTCGGTATCTGAAATGACCTCTACAAAATAATATCCTTCTTCTAGATTTTTTATTGAAGATGATGATGATTTATAGTAAACTTCATTTCCCGTAATAAAAGAAATTTTTTCATTAAATGTAATAATTGTATATGAATCAGATTCAACATCATATCCGTTTACACCACTTGCATTATATGAAAAAAGTTTGTTTGTTATATTATATGAAGGTAGTGAATTTGATGCAACATACATGTATTCATCATTTTCATTATACACATTCTGAACATTTGATGTAATCTTATTGTACTCTAAAGCAATATTCGTTGAATTGGTATATTCCGATTGTGTATTATAAATCCAACTATTTGCAAATACTTGTTTATATGTTTTAGATGTAATTGGATTTTCAATACTTTCGCCAATATTTTTAATTCCAATATACTCACCCTCTTCTAAGATAGAATTTTCGGTGAGAGTTTTATAATCAGAAAGAACTCCCGTGATTCTAAATTCTACTTTCTTGGTTAAATCTCCATTCTCATATCCATAATATGTTTCATCCGAACGAATTAAAGATGAGGGGGATATAGTTTCAATAATACCCGAGCATCCAAAAAATTGATTAATGCTTTTATTCGTGTATGTTATGGTATTATTTCCAGAATAAATCTTACCAGATTCCGGAAATCCTATGGTAGAATCAACTGTGATTACTGTATCACTGGTAAAAACTTCTTTGGTGTTTTTAGTACTTCCAGTAATATCAAAATTTCCAGTAATTGATGGAAATGCCTCATCATAACCAACAAAAAGAAGGAGTTTATAATATGTTTTTCCATTACGACCAATTGTTTCAACTTCGGAAACAGATGCTGTAGTTTTTGGATCACCATTTTTGGTAATAGTTTGACCCTCAAGATTTAATGGATTACCAGAAATTGCATCAACAACAACAACATCTCTTCTTAGATATGTTGCTCCTGATGGTTTGATTAAAAATTGTTCGAGATCAATGACTCTGGGGTTTTCTCCAAAAAGAATATTGAAAAGAATTCTGAATGATTCGTCTGTACCTTTGGACTCATAAAGAGTTCTCGCTTCTTTTATGAAATTCCCAACATTCAAATCGGAAACAAAATCTATATTTTCAAGCCCAGGAGTCAGGGAATATTTAATTTTTTTATAGAATTCTTTTAAAAATAATGAACTTAAATTCTGAACTTCTGCATTTTTTTGATGAGATGTTGCAGAAGACTCGGAAAATACAAGTTCAGATGAATTTAAATTTTGATGATAATTACTAACACCAGAAAATCCACGAATACAACCTGTAAAGGTATTTGTTGTGATACCAGTATAGGTGATAATTTCATCATCAATTTTTAGTAATCCATAATTTTGAGGAAAACCTTTGGTTGAAGTAACAGTAATAATTCCAGATGATGAAGAAATATTAGATGCCAGATCAACTGAACCTACAATAACTTCTGGTGTCAAGTTATCGAGTTTGATGTATTGATCTATATTTTCAAGGATATCAACTGGACCTCCTTGATATTCTTGTGAAATATAATACTGTTTTAAAAATTCTGATGTAAGAGGACTTTCATCCAGTATAAATTCAGGAAGTTGATTCTCAATAATTTGTTGAATCTTTACTCTTGCCTCAAAATCGGCTTGACTCATATTACAACCTCTTTAGTTCTCCGTTTGAATAACTCGATCTATAATAGTCCGAACTTGAAAATACTGTTCCGGAAACATCGTCCCCGGATGCTATCACATCTTTAATCATATTTATTGTACTTTTTGAAATGTCAAAAGAAAGATAGAGATCACGAAGTCCAATAATATCGTTTGATTCTGGATATGCCTGAATTTCAACTATATCATCAGATAAAACAGTGGATGTAATGATCATTGGACTCAGAGAAATCTCTCCTGTCTCATAATTTACGATTCCTGCAGATTGTACAATAACTGGAGTTTTAAGTTCTCCTGATTTACTTACGGGTATCTCCTTTACAATAGATATGATACCTTTTTTAAGATCCGAATTTGGAGTATCCGTAAAATATACAAGGTCGTTTTCGCCCTGAATCTTGAATCCTGTTGATTTGATATTTTTTCCGTTGGGGTTCACATGAAATTTATTCCCAAAACAAATTTCATATTGTGTACGAGTATTGATTAATGCCTTCAAATCTCTACGAATTCTGACTTTCGTGATATTTGAAGTAATAGCCGTATCCGTATTGTCAATGACACGAAGAACTTTACTGTATTTAAATCTTCCTCCAAATGAATTCAGATCAGTTGTCTGTGAATATTCATTTAGATTTGAAATAATTCGAGTTTTGAGATCATTCGAACTTGAAGTCATGGAATCATTATAATAAATTGATGAATCGATTTCAACATAAAGAATTTTCAGATCTATAATCTGAGGATTAATTCCAGAAACCGAATACTGTTTGAGTTTATTTTTGATATATTGTTTATCAAAATCAGAAATATATGTTCCATTTTTAGGTTTGATGCTAATCAGAACATTTCCATATTGAGGGGGAACGAGTTCTTCTCCACCCACAACAGAAATTGATTCGGCATTCTTATAAATTTTTGATTTAATAATGGATTCATAATCTCTGGATGTTACGGCACGATATTGAGATGCATAAAGTCTGGGAGCATAATTTCGAATGGAATCAATACTTTCAATATCAGAACCATTTCGAGATGATTGTAGAGTCTGAATGGTAATTGTATTGTTTGGAATTTCTAAAACATCATTTTCATTTTTAAATGTTCCTGCAAATGAAAACTCGGAGGCGCCATTTCCCGATTTACCATCGGTAATCATATAATAAACTGTAATGATTGCTCCATTTTCAAGTTTTTTCCCAAATCTCCCATCTCCAAAAAGAATCTCATATTTTTCATCTAAGATTTCTTGAATTAAATAAATTTCAGATGTTGAATCAATTTCAAAAATATTGTCCACCTGATTATAGAGTTTTCCAATGCCATTATCACTGGATCCTTTTACATGAACTCTAATCGTACTTGTATCGATATATGAATTATTCAGAACAAATTTTTGATCCAGTGATCCGTTCACAACAAATTGTTTTTTGAGAAGAGTACCTTCTCTGATAATTAGATTACTAAATGTTGCCGTACCATTAATTACTGTTGCCGTTGTATCATCGGGAATTGAAAAGACATAATTTGTGCCATTTGCATTTCCAGTACATACCAATCCCGCCTGTAGAGTTAGAGTTTTGGTTGTACTTTTTGGTTGTACCGCAAAGGATATCACGGCATTTGATGCCGTTTTGGAGTCGGGTACATATCCAATCTCTCGTGCTCTGGCAATGACATTTTCACGAAGAACCGCAGAATCAAGAAAGACCTCATTGGCACTCATATTTCCATTAAATGCCGTGATATAGGTATTATATGCCAACATATCAATCAGAATTGAAAAGTTGGATCCCTCAAAATCAAAATCCGTAAAATTTGAATTTGCTCTCAGATAACTTTTAATCGATGTCTTAATCTGATCAAAATCCAGGTTTGAAAATTTTGTGAACGGCATTTTATCTTGTTGCCTCTAGTATGAAGGAGTATTCTTGAGATGGTATTTCTTGACCAACAATGGTATAGGTAATTGTGACTTCATATTCATTTAAATCAGGACGAGGTTCCACCTGAACTTTTGTGTCTTTCACTCTGGGTTCATAGTTAGAAATTAAAATTCGAATTTGATCTTCAACAATCGATGATGATGCAAAGTCAATGATATCAAATATACTACCTCGAATATTTGATCCAATTGTTGAGTTAAAGAATCTTTCTGTGGGAATGGTTTCTACTAGATTACGAATTGATCGATTAATCGAGTTTTGATTTTGAAGAATCGGCAAATCTTTTGTAATCGGATGAGGTTCAAATGAAAGACTAATATCTCTGAATGATCTTGAAATTCGAGTAATTTCTGATGCCATGAACCCATATATGGATTAATGATTATTTATTCCATTACCAGGAAATTCCGTATCCAGGTTCTGTTCCATATTCCCAGTCATCATAATCATTATCATTACGAATTTTTTCATGCAAATCGGTTTGTTTTTTGAGATCATGTCTGGGTGCAAGATCGTGTATAACCTCTTGAATGATGCGATTTGTTTGAACTGGTTGATAATCCGTAATCAATTTTGTGGTTCCCCACATTTCGTACATGTAATTTTTACTTCTATCTACTGGTAAATTAGACATTTTAGCTCCTGTTTTA